ACCTCGCTCACGATCTGCGCGGTGATCTCCTGTCGCGCGCCGGCAACAGCTCCGTTCAAATCGCGGCGGCTCTGATCGTTGTTGAGCAGCGCTGCGAGCAACAGATCGGCGAGGTCCGATGCCTGCCCCTCGACGACACGGCCTGCGGTGACCTGCTGGGCAAGGCCTGCAGCGATCAGGCCATCGGCAGCGGCGCGGGCCTGCTCCTCGGTTTCCACAGCAGCCGCCAGATTGCCGAGTTCGGTGTCGATATCTGCGCTCAGCGTGGCGATCGACGATGCAAGCGCCGCGTCACCATCGATCCGCGCCTGGTCAGCCGTTGCGAGGCTAGCCTGTAGCGTGCCGGTGGCCGTAGTCAGGCTGGTGGTCAATTGTGTGATCTGCAGGGCGAGTGCTGAGTCCGCAGATGCGCGGGCAACGCTCTCCGTCGCCAAAGCCGCCTCTGCGGCACCGACGCGCACCTGCAGCGCAAGGCGAAGCGCCGCCTCTGCCGCATCGCCGTCGACGATGCGCGCGGTAAGCTCCTGCCGCGCTGCAGCCAGTGCAGTGACCTGTTCCCGCTTTGCCTCATCACCGAGCAGCAGGGCACGCAGATCAGCCTCGGCGTTGCCTTCCTGGGCTATATCGATCAGGCGGATCGCCGACACGGCGTTGACGATCGAGGCGGAATCGCCGAACGCCGTCAATACCGTCTCTGCATTGGTGACACGCGTGGCCAGCAGGTCGAACGTGGTCGTATCGACTTTGGTGCTGATCGTGCCCTCGAGCGCGTCGATCGCTTCCTCAGCGGTCGTGACGCGGCCCGCCACAAGGCTCAGTTCGGTAACAGTCGCCAGCGTCGCCACCGTGGCGTTGAGGCCGTCGATATCGACCTCGGCGGCACCAAGGCGCAGGAAGATGTCGGTCAGTTCGGCAATCTGGCTGGGATCGATGACCGCCAGCGCAATCTGCTCATTGACGTAGCTGAAGCCCGCCTTGAGGTTGATGTTCGCCTCGGCGGCATTGAGCCGGATTTCCGCAGTGCTGACCCGTTCCCTGGTCTGCTCGATCGCGTGAATGCGGATCTGCCCCGTGGCGGCGTCAACATAGAAACCGGCATCGCGGAAGGTCGCACGGGTCGAGGAAGCCTCATCCAACGCCGTCGCCAGCGCGCGGGCCATCTGGTCGATGTCATCCTCGGCGCGGCGCATTGCTGCTTCGCTCACTGCGCCTAGAGCCGGTAGGGTGATCTGGCCAAGTTCGACGGGCGACGCGTCGGGCAGCGGGCGGTAGGTCAGGCGACCAGCGGGTTCCAACTCGATCTCGCTGTTGAGCAGATCGCCCGGGTTGCGAACGTTGCCGTTCTCGTCCTTGATATTGCCTGCCCCACCGCTGCCCGGTGTAGGGATGACAGCGCCATTGGTTGCGCCTGGTTCAGCTGGCCGCAGATCCTCCCCCAAAACACCATCGTCATAGCGGAGGCTCTCGGCGATCTCGCTCTCGCTGTGGCGGCGGTTATTCGCCCGGAAACCGACGCGGCGGCGGTAGTGCGGCGCATAGGCCCGTTCACGCCCGATGAACTGACCTTGCAACACCGCTGCACCACCATTTTCGAATGTCCAGGGAAGCAGGCGGATGACACCTTCGGGTGCAGCAACCCACATCAGGGAAGATCCCAGCGCCAGGCGATCGATCAGCTGCGCGCCTGTGGTCGTTTCTTCGCCGAGATGAATGCCGGCTGCTGCGGGACGAAGAGCCGTAGCTGCGATCCTGTCGGCCACGGGCGGTCCGGAGAAGTTGGCAGAGATGGCATCGATCAACGCGGCAGCAGCCATAACACCGCCAGTGCCCGGCGTTCCCACGAAGTCAGCCGTCAACGGCCCGCTTGGCTCCGTCCACCATTTTGCACAGGCGATCGAGGGGGCAACTACACCTCCGCCTTGGACGGGCGTGCTGGCTTGCAGCGCGGCAAAGGTCGCCGCGATGCTGCCTTGCCAGGCCAGCACCGTGAACGGCCCGCTACGCCCCTTGTCGCGCAAGGCAGACCAGCTGGAGAACGGAAATGCCGGATCGCCGAATTCATAGATGCTGTTGGCCGGATCGAGCAGCCGACCTTCGACATTGAAGACAAAGCCCCAGCTGCGCCGCTTGGTCCGCCCCTCAGCCTCTTCGCCGCCTTCGATGCCGCCATTACCTGCAAAGCGTGTGGTGCAGACCGGTTTGTCGAGTCGGGTCGAGAGGTCCGCAATCGTGAGGGTGAAAACCCCGTCGGCAATCGAATCTCCGACGACCGTACCTGTAAACAGCCGGGGAAAGACGTCGGCATCCTCGGGTCCGGCGTCGATCGTGATTGCGGCATCTTTCCAGAAATAGCCTGCCAGGCTTTCGAAGACCTGGGCCTCGCCAGGTGCAATCTGGATGCGGCTGGCTTGCGGGACGGTCTGCCCGGTAAACCCGTCTTTCCCGAAACCTATCCGGGCTGCAAAGCGGGGAGCAGCAACGAGCCCCGCCTTGTAATGCTGCCCATTCTCCTCGCGATAATAGCTGCGCTCGCGCGCCCCACCGGCAAAACGCAGCGTCACCAGGCCCGCTGAAGCCGGATCGCGAGGACGAAGCTCGACCCAATGCACCCGGCTCATTTTAGGTTCACCGATCGCGCAATCGCGCCCAGGTCGATACCGGCGTTGCCGCCACCGCCACCCGCAATGTTCAGTCCGTCGAGCGTGAGCAGGTTGCGGATGCCAGCATTGATCTCGGCCAGGATGTCGTTCTGCTCGTTGCTGAGCTGGTTGGCCGTCGCCAGCTGCCGGTTGGTCTCTGCAGCCGCTTCCTGAGTTCCGCGGATCCGGTCATTTTCGATCTGGATGATCCGCTCGGCGCTGGCGATCGCCTGCGCGCGATCGGAGGCGTATTCGCTGCCGGCAGTGCCATAGGCATCGCGCGACAGCTGGATCAGGCGACGATTGAGGTCGGCCAGGCGATCGGCGGCACCATCGATGCCCTTGGCGGCATCGGCCTCGGCCTTGCTGATCTCCTCGAGCAAGCGCTGGCGACGCTCGGACAAGGTGCCCTCGGCCAGGTCGCCGAACACCAGGTCGTTGAGCAAGTCCTGCAATGCGCCGACGCGGTCCTCCAGGATGCTCTCGATCAGCTTGGACCGTTCCTCGGCGTTGATCCGCTCGATCTCGAGAATGTCGAAGCCATAGTCGCGCGCGATGCGCAGGCGCTCGTCAGCCTGGCGATCGAAGTCGCGCACTTCCTTCCGGATCTTCCCGCCGATGCCGTCGAGCAGCTCCTCGACGTCGCGGACTTTGAGCGCTTCCTTGATCGCCTTGTCGACATCAGGGTTGGAGTTGAGCGCCTTCTGGATAGCCGCTGACAGGCCCTTGATCGCTCCGTCGCTGATCGCATCGCGCAGTGCGAACGCAACCGCCGCTTCCTCGTCCTGGCCGAAATCGACCGCGCCGCGCTTCGTCTTGGTCTTACCCGAACCGGTGGTGTCGACCCGGAAATTCTTGCCCCGCTGGCCGATTGAAACAGCAAAGCTGCCGATCTCGGCGTCGAACTCCTCGGCGATCTGGCGCAGGCGCTGCTGAACGCTGCCTGCCAGGCCGAGCGATGCCTGGATGCGTTGCTGGTCGTTTCCGCGCGAAGTCGCGTCGCCGTCAACGCTGGTGATGGTCGCGGATCCGCGCTTGGTCGGCTTCAGCGCCTGGCCAATCAGACCACCGGCGATTGAGCCGATGATGTCGCCGCCGGGAATGCCGGTCGCGGCACCAAGCGCGCCACCAAGGGTCGATCCGGTCTTGGAGTTGCCGATACCCAGCGCATCCATGATCTGGGAATTGCGATACCCGGCCACTGCGCCGTCAAAGGCTCCGCCGAGCGTCTTGGTGAGGCTCTCAGGCAGGCCCTTGACCTCCTTAAGCGCACCCAGCGCCGCACCGACGGGGCCAGCCTGGACGTAACCTGAAAGTGCGCCCGAAAGCACACCCTGCAACCCAGCGAAGAACTTGACGCCGAGCGTGCTGTCGAGCGATTTGGCAATGCCGCCGATCATCCGATCGATCAGCTTGTCGAAATACTCCTGGGCGGTCGGGTCCGTGATCGGATTCCGGCTTTCTGCTTGCACAATGATCGTGCCGTCAGGTGCAACCGGGCTGGCAGGCGCATCGCTGGCACCCGCAACAACAAGGCCAGGATTGGCAATGCGATAGGCGGCCTGCGCGATCTTGTCGGCAGCATCGTCCATTACATTGGCCAGGCGCACGCTGGCGACACCCGGCTTCTCAAGATCCTGCGCCAGGCGCTCGCTCTGGGCCTTCAGGCCGACGCGACCGTTCAGGAAATCCTGCATCTCCCGCTCGATCGGGCCGAAAATCTCCTCGGTGATGATCCGGCTCTGCAGGCGGCGGAAACTGGTCTGCAGGTTGTCGAGGAAATCGCCGACATTGCCACCGGACAGCAGATCCTCGAGCGCCCCGCGCGCATCGTCGATCGTGGTGAGATAGATCGAGAGCTTGCGGTTGCGCTCCTCGATCAGGATGTTGATCTCACGCTCGGCCTCGACTTGCGCGAGGATGGCTTCGCGCTGCTCGACCGTCATTGCGCCGTTGCGTTCTTCGTACTGCTGGATCCGTTGCAGCGCCTCGGCTTCGGCCTCGCGGCCCTGCAGGACCAGCATCATCTGCTCGAGCTGGCGATCGCCAGCATCTTCCATCTCGCGGAACGGGCGCAACAGCGCATCCTCGACCGCGCCGCGTGCGTCCTTGATCGCGGAGGTCAGCTCCTTGACCTTGTCGGGCTGATCCCTCAGCCGCTTTTCGACGTCCTTCTGGATGTCGTCCAGCTCACGGCTCGCCTTTGCAGCCTGGTCGAGCAGACGCGGCTGTTCGTTGAACTGCTCGTTGATCCGCTGGACCCGTTCCTCGGCGGCGTCCGTAAAATCGAGCAGGCGCTGCGCCTCGCGCGCGGCCTTGTCGCCCGAGGTGTCCTTCCGTCCCTTGGGAGGGTCGCGGCGCAGACCGGCTGCAAGGCCTTTTCCGTCCAGCGCATCCAGCATCTGCTGGCCGACAAGCTGATCCTGCTGCGCGATCGCAAGGTTCAGGCCGCGCTCGACGACATCGATCGCATCTTCGCCACCGAGGCGACCGGCCTTGTCGAGGCGGTCAATTTCCTTGCGGAACTCGGTTGCTGCAATTCTGCCCTTGATCAGATCCTCAGTCAGCTGCCGGACAGGCCTGGTCGAGCTTTCGAACTCCGCGCGACGACGGTCGTTAGCGCCGAACAGCGTGAACAGCCCGGGACGGCCAACGTCCTCTAAAGATTCCCTGGCCTCCCGCTCGGCTTTGCGCCCCTCGACAATCTGCTTTTGCGCCAACAGCCGGATCTGCTCGCGCAGGACGACGTTCTGCGAGCTGATCTCACCGGTGGTGAGGTTCATCACCTTCGCGAGCTGCGACTGCGCCGACGCATAGGCATCGTTCGCCTGGGTCGCGCCGGTGGCAGCGTCCTCGTTGTCCCACAACGTCTGTGCCAGCAGCCCGCCGATAGTGACCGCGCCGAGGATCGCCGCGCCCCATGGCCCGGACAGGAACGTCATGAACCGCGTGAACTTGGTTTGCTGCGCCCCAACGCCTTCGCCCATCAGCGCAAAGGCGCTGGTCACCTGGCCGCCCTGCTGGGCAAGGATGACCAGCGGATTGATGCCCAGCGCGAACTGCTGGAACACGTCCTGGACCTGGAAGCCAAGCTGCTGATAGGCGGCGCGCTGTCGGCCAGCGGCAGCGGTATTGGCGAGCTTGGCTTGGGTGTCGTCCTCGGTAAGCTCGGCGTTCTGGCGGGTGGCAAGGCCCGCCCGCTGGATGGCCTCAGCAGTACGGTCGTATTCAGCGCCAATGTTCCGAGCGAGAACCAGGGCTTCCTCGCGCCCAACCATACCCTGGCGCTCGAGTGCGTTCAGCTCGGCCAAAGCAGCCTGGGCACGGTTTTGAGCTGTGGTCAGAGGGTCATATTGCTGGACCAGACCAGCCAACGACTGCTGCAGCGCTCGCCGGCTTTCAACCACCTGGCTCTGCGCTGCAGCCTCGGTGCGCGCTGCCTCAGCCGCATCGCGCTGCGCAGCGGACATGGTATTGGTCGCAGCCGTCAGCGCCGCCGCGCCGGTGGCGGCTTCGCGATTGGCATCGCCGACCTGTTTGACCGCCTCAGAAGCCTGGCGCAGATCCGCCTGGGCGCTGCCCTTGTCGACCTCGATCCGGGCGCGAACGACGAGGGTCATCGTGCGGCCTTCCGGGCGATCTGGTCGAGCGCGGCCTGTTCCATCATGCGCAGGTCCAGAAACCGCACAGGATCGAGCGCGATGCCCAGCATCTGCGCGGTCGGCGGGATCACGCCATAATCAAGGCCCAGGCACATGCCGGTCATCGCGTGCCGCCGCCATTGCGTGCCGAGCGCGAGGAAGAGCTGCGCTGTGTCAGCTTCATCGGGCAGGAGCTGGATTTCATCCGTCTCTTCCTTGCGCTTCATCCAGGCGGGCAGCTTGGCATTGGCGGTCGCCGCATCGTCGGCCAGCACAGCGCCACCGCGACCGCCCGCCCAGCGCGCCGCCAGCGCCTTCAGTTTCCCGCGCGCGTCGCCTTTTCGCCCAGCGAGCAGCTGCGATAGGCTTCCAGCACGGCCATGAATGCGCCGGGTACTTTCATGGCTTCGATGAGATTGGTGCGGCAGAAGGGCAGCGGCTCCTTTTCTCCCTCCACGGCGACGTCCTTCCAGTCGGTTGCGAGCTGCATCACGAAATCGGCATAGGACTCTGACAGCAGCGGTTTGTCCGCCGTGTCGCCGGGGGCCATCGCAGGAGCGCTCGAGAGCAGCTCACGATTGCCGTCGACGTCGCGGACGCGGAACTTCAGGCTGAAGCTCTGCTCTTCCACATCGCCGTCATCGGCGGGAATGGCGACCGTCACGGGCCACCAGACCAGGCGTTCCTTGACTAGCTTGAACATCCTACGTCTCCTGTTGCTTCGCTGTGGGGTTTGGGGGTGAGCAGCGGACCACTCACCCCCGTGCGACCCGATCTGGCTGGTCGCCTTGGGCTCGGGGGGTTATTTCGCGGTGATGACCAGGTCGTCGGCTCCGCCATCCGTGGTGAACAACAGGTCCATGTTGAACATCAGGATGTCGTCCTCGGCGGACTCGGTGATGTTGGTCACCTGGACCTTGGTGGCGCTCAGCTCGATGATGTTGCCGGCAACGGTCCCATGGGTCAGCGTGATCGGGATCAGCGCGCCGCTTTCCAGCGAGGCAAGATAATCCTTGGTCGCCGACGATGGCGCTTCGATCATTAGCCTGCCGGTGGTGTTGTGGTTACCCCGGCGCACATAGCGCGCGCCGATGAGGTTGCGCAGGTTGACCGCGACGCCGGCATCGATCGTGAGCGAGCGGGTGACCGCCGCAAAGCCATCGAGCATCAGGATCGTATTGGCGTTGTTGACCTCGAGCGGTTCCTGCCAGTCCGTAAAGTCCGCTCCGACCGGCGCGGCGACGACGCGCGCGCTGGCGGCAGGCACCAGGCCGGTGAACTGCAGATTGGCAAACGGCACCTGGCCCGCCGTGAAATCCAGCGAATAGGTGCCGCGCGCGCCAATCATCTTGCGCTGCTGATTGTCGACCCAGCTGTATTCGCTGAGCGAACCGGGCGCAGCGCCTGCTGCCGCGAACTTCTGGGTCGCAGACGTGGTGGCGACCAGCGTCGGCGCGGCCATGCCGCAAGCCGCGAGCAGCTTCATCCAGGGCGCGGCAGTGCCTGCAACGCCCGAGCCTGCCAGCTCCACCTCATAGGAGGAGCGCATGCGCTTGTTGGTCGGCTTGCCAGGCGTCGCACCATAGGCCCGGTTGTCCAGGTTGCGCTGCAGCTGGTCGACCTCGACCGGCACGATCGAATAGTTGCGGGTGACGATGGCGTCATCGGCCAGGGTCGGCGTGCTGTCGGTGCCATAGGTCGTCTCGGCCTTGGCTGCGATGACGCGGCGGACATCAACCATAAATCTTCTCCATCACCTCGGCGGCACGCTCGCCGTCGCGAAAATCCCACTCGCCCGGCTCCAGCGCGGGGTCGGGCACTTGCATCTGCGCCAGAACCGCTGCACGCGCCGGGCCGTTGACAGGCAGACCGAACCGGTCCAGTTCCAGGCCATATGCATTGCGAACCGGGTTGCTCGTGGGGGTGAGCCCACTCACAGGTTCCCGCGCTGCATCGCCTTCGGTTTTCTCATTTCCCGTCGCGGCGGGGGTCTCCTGCGGCACGGGCTTGGCGGTGGCGGCGGCGATGGCTTTTGCATCATCGGCAGGCTTTCTCGGGCCTTTCATCAGATCTTCCTTTCGGTGCGGGATGTTCGGAACTGGACAGCCCAGGCGATGACCTGGCCGTCGGAAAGCAGCAGCGCGCCGCCATCATATTGGCACTCGCCATTGGCCTCGGGATGCTTCCATCCCAGCAGCGCGCCGGTGATTGCATCGGCATGCGTCTTCAGATCTTCGCGGACCTTGTCCTGGTTGCGCGCCTGGGCTGACAGAACGACCACAACCTGAAAGCGGACATCGACCCGCTGGTGGATCGTGCTGGTCCTCTCATTCTGGCTGGCCGTTTCGCGGGTCGGGATCACGTACCAGGCGGGCAACACCGTCGGCGCGCTGCGCAGCGAGGCGAACTCGATCGCGCCGTCGACGTGCTTGGCGAGGCGCAGCGGCTTGAGCCGGTCGACAATGGGCTGCAGTGCGATCATGCCTCGCCCCCTGCATCGGCGCTGAATGCCGCTTTCAGATGGTCGCTGAGCACTTCTACCGCGTGGGCTTGATCGCTTTCCGACGCTCCGATGAACTGCCGCTTGGGGATGACGATGACTGCGAACGCGCCATAGGCGCGCTTGGTGTTTTCGCGGAACGGCCTGGTTGTGCCGCCATAGTTGTGGATGGCAGCATACTTGGCCGGTCCAGCAGTCTCTTCGACGCCAATTTCTGCGAAATCTGGACCATTGGCGCTGTCGATCTGATTGCGCAGGTGACCGTCTTTCACCAGGAGCGGCTTCTGGTTGTCCTTGTCTTTACGGGGTGCCCAGGGCACACCCATGGGATCAATCTGCTGATTGAACCGATTGCGTGTTTCGACGAGCCAGTTTCCGGCGATGTCGGCCATCGGCTGGCTCAGGTCACCGACCGCTTCCAGCGCGCGCTGCAACGCCGGGCTGAGCTGGTCGAACAGGTTGATGCTGACGCCGCTCATCGCACATAGCTCTTGAGCCGGTCGGGATAGACAGGGCGACCCGGCGCGATCAGCACGGGATCCGTGCTGGTCGACGGGGCCATGGCAATGCCCAGCTTGATCTTGCCACTGCCGATCGCCTCCAGATTGCGCATCGCAATCTTCTGCGCGTCCTCGACATTCTTGGGCAGCTCGCGGCGATACAGCCGGGCGTGCGCAATGTCGGCGATCGCCATCTCGACCAGCTGCGGCACGCTGGGCAGCGGCAGCGTGTACCGGTCGGCCAGATACGCCTCGGCCTGCGCCTGGGCGTCGGCCAGCGCACCGATCAGCATCTTGCGATCGATGCGCCCGTCGCCGGCATCGGTGAGCAGGATGATCTCCTCCAGGCCAAACCGGTCGACAAAGGCCTCGATCGACAGCATCGGCGCGCCGCCGCCCGGCATCGTCCAGCTGCCGTCAAGCACGGCCAGCTCGATCTGCGTATCGCGGTCGCCGCCAACGGTGCCGAGCAGCGCGGTAATCAGATACAGCTCACCATCGCTGCCGCCGCCGATCGTCAGGCTGGCTCGGCCAGCAGCCAGCGTGTCGTCCAGGTCAAGCGCCGCTGCGCCGCTGACCAGCCCGCGCGCCTCGCTGGTGACGCTGACGATCGCCTGAGCAGGCCCCAGATCCTCGACCAGCGTCTCCTGCGGGCTCTTGAGGCGGCGGATGACGCTCATGCCGCCCACCAGGCGTCGAGAGCCCAAAACACGCCCGACAGAACGGACAGGCCGATTGATAGCAAACCGAGGCAGCCGGAGATGACGATCAACCGCTCTTCGCGCCGCGTGTCTTGTTGTGCCTGCAGGTTGTCCAGCACGACGAGCCAACAGAATGGTACGCCCGCCGCGAAGGCAACGACCGATGCGCAGATTGCGAGCAGGATCGCCAGCTGCTGCATTACGCGGCCTTCGCGGCTTCAGCCATGACCACAAATGCGGCAACCTGGTCCGCATCGTTGCGATCGACGCTGTCAGCCAGAAGCTGCTGGATGTCCGGCTTCTTGGTTGCGCTGCCCAGATCGAGCTGTGCAACTTGCGCGAGCGCCTTCAGCTGCTTCACGCTCAGCGGGGCAAGCGCGGCATCGATCGGGTCGGAACCATCGGTCGCAACCGCGCCTTCGGGTACCAGCTCGAGCGCGCCGAGTGCGACCAGCTCGATCGCATCGTTTTCGTCCAGCTCGATGACGGAGCCGGGCAGATCTTCGCTCTTGGGTTCGCGGCCCAACAGGCGCGTCAAGACGGTGTAGAGAGGCATGGGTTTCTCCGGCAAATGGGGAGGGAGAGAACGCAAGGGGCGGGTGAACAGGGAACCCGCCCCTCACGCCAGGCTGCACAACGGGATCAGAATGCGGCCTGGAACAGGTAGCCGGCATCGGCGCCGACCAGCTCGGCGGAGAACTCGTCCAGGACGGCGTTCTTCCAGCTGCGGATGTCGCCGTCCCATTCGACGGCCTCGACCAGCGGATGGTTGGCCAGCTGATAGGTATATCCATAGCTGGGCAGCGGCATGGCTCGCATGCCTTCGGGCGGTACGTACGCCAGGATCACGTCGCCGCCCCAGACGTCCACGGTGGTGACATCGTCAGTGTCGTAGATCGCATCGCCCGACACCACATTCTCGATGTCGAAATACGACTGCAGCATCGGCATCGTAACTGCCGAGCTGTTCGTGTACTTGAAATGGTCGAGCAGCTTCGGATGCTTCTGCAGCGAGCTGGTGACCGCCCCGCCGAGGACAAGGGTGTTGGGTCGGCGACCGATGCGCTTGCGGATCACTTCCTTAGCATCGAACACCTGGGTCTTCGGGTCGCTGTCCGGGCTGGACCACTTGTTGGTGCCGGTCAGCGCGACCTTGTTGGTCGAGGCATAGCTGGCTGCGTTGCGCGCGACCTGAGCCTGCTGGATTTCCTTTTCCAGAGCGATCACGGCCAGCACGGTGTCGACACCGGTCTGCTGCAGGTTGATGCCCGGAATTGCTCCAGCTTCTTCCTGGTGCTCGATCGGGATCACGCTGGCCAGCGCCTCCTGGTGCAGATTCACCGCCTTGCCCTCGTACCCGAATTCGAGCCGGGCGATCTGCGAGCCGGGCGCGCGCCGCGTGCGGCGACGGCGGAAGCTCGAGCGGTCGAACTCGATCCGCTTGGCTGCGCGGGTCGGCATGGTGACCTGGGGGAAGAGGAAGCGACCGACCATCTCGGCATTGACGTAGCCGCGCGCGTGATTGGTCAGGATGGGATCGACAACGCGCGCCTGGGCAGCGTTCATCTGTTGGCCGACAGTCATGAAATGGGTCTCCGATAAGCTGGATTTGCGCCTGGTGTGAAAGGGTCAGCAGGCAGGCAGCGCGCGCCTGCCCGCTGGGGGTTCGGGTTTACGGGGTGAGCAGCATCTCGATGATCTTGCCGTCGCCGGATGCCGCCTCGATCGCGTAGCCAAGGATCTCGCCAGTACCGCCCTGGGCGATAGCTTTTCCGGCAGCGTCGGACTTGATCGGACCGCCGACGGCGATCGCGCCGCCAGCCTCGACCTTGGTGGTGCCCAGGACATTGACGGCCACGGCATCGCCGGCTGCGGCGGGATATTGCGTGACGCCAGCGGCCTTCGCGCCTGCGCCGCAAACGGCACCGGCAAATGTGGTGAAACGATTAGCGGAAAGCGCGGCGGCTGCGATCAGCGACAGCGCCAGGACCGGGGTACTCTGCATCGGGGTTTCCTTCAGGTTGAAACGGGGTTGAAAGCGGGCTGCGCGCCGGTCAGGACGCGGAAGCCCGCCACGTCATCAGCGCGCGTTCGTCAGACCTGGGCCTGGCGAACGGCATCCATCCAGGCCATGTCGGGCTTTTCGGCCTGGATCGCCTTGGCGCGGGCGAAGAGTTCGGCCTGGCCGGGATCGACCGAATAGCCCGGAGGGGCAGCGAAATTGGCCACCTTGACCTTGGGGTCGCCGCCCTTCGGGGCCAGCTCGGCAAAGCTGACCAGCGGCTTTGCGCCGCCCAGCAGCTTCTTGAGCGCGGCAGCGGGCGGCATCTTTTCCGCATCGGCCTCGCCGAAGCTCACCGGCTCAACCTTCTCGCCCAGCTGGTCGAGCACGCCGACGAGCAGGCTCTTGCCGGCCGGGGCCAGCGTGCCCTTGGACACCATGTCTTCGGCAAAGCTGACATGGTCGGCATGACGGGCATCTGCAGCGGCCTTGGCGGCAGCTTCTTCGCGCGCCTTGATGGCGGCTTCGCGTTCGTCCAGCGCGCGCTGGCGCTCGGCGAAATCGGCGGTCTGGTCGTCGGTCTTGGTCGTCGGGCTCGGGGGCATTGGGGACTTCTCCTGGCTGTGTTCGGGTTCGGGGGTTTCGTGCAGGGCAAAGCTGACCAGGCCGTCAGTGCCGCCCTCGGCGAGCGAGACGGTGCCGAGGCCCTTGAGCGCGGGCGCAGCAGCGCCGAGAAAGCCGATATGCTTGAGGTACCAGCTGCCGGGCCTGGGATTGCCGTGATGCGTCGGGGGGTAGAATGAGGCGCTGACCTTGCGGTACCGGCCGGCGTTAACCGCATCGGCAAACTCGGGCTCGACCTTGTCGACCTCGGCGATCAGCTCGTCGCCCTGCAGGCGCAGGCCCGTAGCCCAGCCATAGGCAGGATGATCGATCGCAGGATGCCCGATGACCAGCGGCGCGGGATCGCCCTCGGCGTCATAGGCGGCTGCGGCCTGGACCAGGTCGTCACGCGAAAAGCTGTGACGGCTCCCGTCCACCGACGTGAAGCTGCCTGGCTTGAAGATGCGGATGGTGCCCGCGCCGCTGCTGAAGGAAACTGCCTGATCCATGGACCAGGGCTTAGGCCGTGTTGGAAAGCGCCGTCGGTGTGAGCTGGCTCACCGGGTCGCAAATCGGTCAGACAGCTATTGTCTGGCCCGGATCAGGCGAAAAGGCAAGCGCGATGCTCGGGGCCGTCTCTCCTGGTCGGACTTCCACAGGAGACGAAAAATGGCTTTTGACACGATAGCTTATGTCGGCCCCGCCAAGTCGACGGTCAGCCTTCCTTATGATGGCGTAAAGGTGCAGGCGCGTCACGTTATCCGCAAGAACGGGGGCAAAGTTCGCTACCTCAACATCCAGATTGGCGCTGGCCTGGCGAAGAAGCTGGCAATGCATCGCGATCTTCACGAGATGCAGGTGCAGCTCGGCCGCGACAACGATGCCGGCAAGGTCGCGCTCATGCTGGACACCAAGGGCAACTTCGTCGCCAGGAAGGCGAAAAAGGCGGGCAGCTATACGCTCACTATCAACGAGCTCAGCGCCACCGGCAAATTCGCATTGGAGTTCGACGCCTTCACCAGGGACAATGTCGAGGTGCTGAAAATGCAGAGTGGTGCCAGCTTCTGCGCGTTTCTGGCAACTGCCGGCATGCTCGCTGTGGAGGGCTGAACCATGGGCGATGCAAATTCGGACGATGGCGCAATCGCAGACTTGCAGGCTCGGGTTGCGAGAATTCCCGACGAGCTCAAAGCAACAATACCGGAAGGCACCTCACTCGTCATGTCGCCGCAGATCCTGCTGACGCGCATCCACAAAGCGACGACAATTCTCACGGGGAGCCTTGTTCCAGGCGTTGCGATCACCCTGTTCAACGCACTCCAGAACCAGCCAACGATCGCGCAAGGGGTGTTGATGGCCGCGTTCACCAGCCTCCTCGCCCTCTCTCTTGGTACTTTGGCGTTGCTCCGCGACCAGCGCCGCAACATTGATTTGGTAAGGCGGCTAATCCGTGACCAAAGCTCCTCCGCTTATGGTGACACCCTGCGCGCCGCGAGCGCCAATGCTGACCAGGCGATTAGGCATGCCATGATCGACTCCGGCGAATTGGACGCCCGAGTCAAAGCCGATCTTGAGTTGGCGGAGTCCATTGCCAGCCTCGCGGCCACCAGCCCTGCGCCGCTAGAAGACGGACGCGAGGCAAAGATCGCAGAGGCTAAAGCAGAGATCGCTGAGCGTTTGCGTCAAAGTGAACTGGCTGAACGGCAGTTTGCTACCTCATTGCATCAATCAGTTTTGCGGTGCTCCGGGCATAACCAAATACTTCAGCCAGCTGCTCTTCGCGGTTACGCTGAACCAATTCTAGCCCTGTTTGGCCTGGCTGTGTATTTTTTATGGCTTCAAAAAGTGAAGCCTCGTGGAAACAGATAATTTCATCCGCGCGTCCGAGTGGATCATTTGCGAAACGCGCCAGCTCAGCAATGAGCGAGCCAGCAATGTGATTTAGACAGCGAACCCTTTCTCGCAAAAGGGGCACCTCATCAGCCAGTACTTTTATAAGATCTAGCTGCTGGTGAAGCGCATGTTCAAGCCTGGCAACGGACTTTTTGAGCGCGGCAATTTCCTGTTCGTGGTCCATCGTCCTGTCCTTTCGTGAGCGAGTCGCAGCCCGCTCACGATAGGAGCTCCCAGCACTAACCGACACCGGTTAGGGTCAATAGGAGCGAATGACCCCGAATTTCCCGATGGGCAGCCTGTCCATGCATGGTGGCGGGCTCCGGGGCACCCAAGTTGCGGACGGGGTGTCGATCGCGCTCTACGGGGCTCCTAGGGCGCTTTTCGTTTGGCCGCGTTCTGGACCCCTCATCCAGGTGGAAGCACCGCCTCCGTTATCAGCGTCGTGCCGAGCGTTTCCAAACTGCCCGCCGATACCTCGCGCAGCACCGTCAGGCAGTCGAACCACTGGCCCTGCACCTTATTGTCCGCCATGAACTTTGTCACGAACCGACGCGACCAGCGATCGTCCAGACTGCGCAGCCGGTTGGAGGTCAGCGTGACACGGCCATCGCCGATGATCTCCTGGGGAGAGCCCAGGACCATGCTGCAGGTGTAGCCGGACTGGTCTGGGAACGGGAACATGCCTTCAGGCAAGCTTTCCGCATCATAGGCTGCAACCGAGGTCATGTCGCCGATCCCCCCGCTTTCGACTACATCGACACATTGGTAGGCCTTCTGCTTCTGCCAGCATCGGGTGGCACCGAACGGAGCATCAATCCGCTCCCCTGACTCGCCGGGCAAGCCGTATCGACCAGAGAAATAGCTACCGTCTGCCGCCTGCACCCAATCAACACGCAGGCGGCTCTCAAACTGATGGCCGCTCTTGTGGGTTACATCATTGCCATTGCTCAACGCATACACCGACATGCAGGTTATCAGTGTCAGAACCCCAATCGGTATGAGTATTTTGTTGCGCTCACCGTCGTCTGCGCCCGCATCTTGACCGCTCACAACATCTTCCCGGTCCAAACAACCCGCCCGATTACCTGAAACGCCTCGCGGTCGGCCTTGTCTTTCAGGTTGATGACAAAAACCTCGTGCGACGGGTTATCGCTAACTGCCAACACCCTCGTTGCCTGGAAATGTAGCCGCTTGATGTAGACCTGATCATACAGACGTATCGCGAAGATCCCGGCTCCAGTCGTTCGATCTAGATCTATAATGACCCAGGAGCCATTTGTGATCGTCGGCTCCATGCTATCCCCGGCCACGCGGACCATTCGAAGCTTCCCGACAGATCCGAATTGTTGCCTTAGCCACGCCCTAGGAAATGACACGTTCATTTCCGATACGCCCGCCAAGATCACATCCGCGCCACTTCCAGCCGAAAATGACACATCCTGGATAGGAATTTCAGCGAGACTATCAGCTGCGGCAGCACCGACCTCTCCCTGAAATCCGCGCAGCACGAAATCCAACGACACGCCAAGCACGTCGCAAAGACCCGCTAGCCGCGAAACGCTTGGCTCACCCTTGCCGGTCACTAAGTGACTGAGATTGCTTGGCGACATTCCTGCGAGCTTGGCGACCTGTGCTTGCGAGCCTTTAGCCAAAACTAACTTTTTGAGTCGAGCGCGCACCTCCTCATTCCAAAAGGTACCCTCAGATCGTTCATTGGCATTGACTGATGCTGAATTATCAGTATGCATATCGAGACTCGACGTTCAGGATCACGATATGGACTGGCATCCAGAAGACATCAAAGCAGCGATCCGCAAACGTGGCGCAACGCTCACGTCTGTCGGGATCCGAAACGGGATTGATGTCCGCCTGATTTCTCTCTCGCTGAGCTACCCGCATAAAGCTGCAGAGGCTGCTATTTCGGACTTTTTGAGCGTGCCAGCCCATGTCATTTGGCCTTCGCGATACTATGGCGATGGCAAGCGGAGGTGTCCGCAGCCTGCCCAAAATTACGATCGTAAGCCACGCCCGGTTGTGACGGGGGCGGCCGCATGAGTGTGACCTACCACAACCCGTACCGCAATCGAACCGTTTTTGTTCTATCTCGGAATGAAACAACCCGTTTTTGCCGGGGGCGTTCATGACGTCGCCTACGCATCTTACCGCTCAGCAGATCGCAGATCTCAAACTTGACGGGCTTCCGCGCTCTGCCCACCGGATCCGTGTTTGGGCCGCCAAGCATGGTTGGGCTTTTGTTCAACATCCTGACTGCCTTGGCGGCCGCCATTTCGCCGTCGCCTCGTTGCCTGCGGCCGCCCAGGTGGACCTCAAAGCTCGCAAGCCTCTTAAGCGCAGACCCGAACCAGCGAGAAGCAGCGGCCCCATTGCTCAGCGGGCATGCCGGGCACTCGTCGCCGCCATCCAAGCATTTTCTCTGGAAATGTGGGGTGACGCATGAAGGTCCAGACGCACCTCACTGCACAACAGATCGCAGACCTGAAGCTTGAAGGATTGCCGCGCTCGGCGTTTGGCATCCGAGACCGCGCTCTGGTGGAAGGCTGGGACTATGTCGAGCGCCCTAGAAAGCTCGGCGGTCGGCAATTCTCGATCGCTGCGCTGCCCGAAGCGGCGCGCGCGGATCTGCTGGCGCGCGAAGCAGCAAAGCGATCGGACACACCCCGCGCCGCCAATGAGAACCGGCGCGGTCGCGGTCGGCCGAGCTGGTGGGATGAGCATCCCGAGGTGGCGTCGGCGGTCGAGGCCTATCTGTGCCAGCGCAAGCTCTCGTCGACTGTGATCCTGGATGCGTTGAAAGCGGATTTCACCGAGCTTCCAACGGGCCGCACGCTGCGCCGGTTCATCAAGGAATTCGAAGAGCGGCGCACCGCGCTGATCGCCTCGTTCCGCAACCCTGACCAGTTCAAGGGCAAGCACCGAGTCTCGATCGGCAACATGTCGGCCACCGTTACGGCAGCGCACCAGGTCTGGGAAATCGACACCACGCCTGCCGATGTGATGACCACCGATGGCCGCAAGGCCGTGCTGGGCCTGATTGACCGCTTCTCGCGCCGCGTTCGTTTCATGGTGTGCGATTCCGAAAGCGGGCAGAGCGTCCGCAACCTGCTGATCGGCACGATCCGCGCCTGGGGCGTGATGCCCGAGGCGATCATCACCGACCAGGGCAGCGGCTTCATCAACCGGTCGATCGTCAGCGCGCTGGATATCCTGGGCATCGAGCATCGCCCGTGCCCGCCTGCCAGCCCGGAGCGCAAACCGTTCATCGAGCGCGTCTTCGGCACCTTCACCCGCCAGCGCGCCGAGATCTATCCGGGCTTCATCGGACACAATGTCGCCGAGGCGCAGGCCCTGCGCGCTCGCGCCCGCAAGGAAACGGGCCGCGCCGTGATCGAGGCGGGCATGTCCGCTGCCGAGCTGCAGGCCGCGATCGATGCCTGGACCGATGGTGTCTACCATCTGAACGTCCACAGCTCGCTCAAGATGACGCCGATGGCGAAATGGCAAAGCTCGCCTGCCACCGCTGCTGCCGCGCCGAGCGAGGACGTCCTGCGGATCGCGCTCTCGGCAGAGGTCGGCCCGCGCATGGTCGGCAAGCGCGGCATCCAGTGGAAGAGCGGTCGTTACTGGTGCGCGGCGCTCGCTGGCTATGTTGGCCAGACCGTGCTGGTCCGCCGCGACGAGGATGACCTGGGCGCGCTGTTCGTTTTCGACGAGGATAGCCGCTTCATCGACATCGCCGTCAATTACGAGCGCGCTGGCCTCAGCGAGCAGGAATTCGCGCGCCAGGCCCGCCTGCATCAGGACCAGTGGATGAAGATCCAGCGCGCCGAGATGCGCGGCAGAATGCGTCGCTACAGCCTGGAGCGAGCCGCGCAGGACATCATGCGCGCCGATGCCGAGGCTGCAGGCAAGGTCACCTCGCTGCCGATGCCGACGCATCGTCACAGCACGCCCGCGATCGACAGCATTGCATCGCCGCCCGCACCAGCACCCGCTCGCGCACCGCGCCCGGCGATTGTCAGCCAACCTAGCCCGCTTGCCCAGCTGACCACTGCCGAGAAGGTCGCACGGGCCGACGCCGTCCTGGGCGCGGCACAGCGCGGCGAACAGGTCGACGAAGCCGCCCTGCGCGCAGCCCGCGCCTACGCCGCGTCCACCGAATACCGGGTCGAAAAGATCATGATCGCCGAATTCGAGCCGCGCCCCTCGCGCGCGTCCACCGACACCCCAGGCCCCGACCGCATGTCGGGCCAGGCCAGCTGACCCCAAGAACAGGAGGAAAGACCCATGACCCACAGCAGCGCAGTTTCCAGCGCCAATACAGGAGGAGGTGATAGCCACCTCCAGCTGATACCGGGGACGGCAGCGCCGATCGTCGGCGGACAGGCCCAGCTCACCAATATGGGGCTGGCGCTCCGCACGATCATGGACTGCATGGCGGGCAATCGGGACTCGCCCCGGCTTGGGCTGCTGTACGGCTATTCCGGCTATGGCAAGTCGGTCGGCGCGGCCTTTGCCGCCGCGCGCACCAATGCCAGCTATGTCTGCGCCAAATCGGTCTGGACCCAGCGCACGCTGCTGGAGGCGATTGCAACCTCGCTCGGCATCGTGAAGCTGGCGCGCACCGCGCCTGCGATCCTCGACCAGATCATCGATCAGCTGACCATCCATCCGCGCCCGCTGGTCATCGACGAGATGGACTTCCTCGTGAAGCGCCAGTCGGTCGAGATCATCCGCGATATTCACGACGCGACCGCGATCGCCATCATGATGATCGGCGAGGAGGCGCTGCCCTCAAAGCTGAAGGAGTGGGAGCGGTTCGACAACCGGATCCGGGTGATGACGGCAGCGCAGCCTGCGACCCAGCAGGATGCGCTGAAGCTTCGTGACCATTACTGCCGCCGCGTCCGCGTCAGCGATGACCTCGCCCTGCGGTTCCTGGAGGCCTGCAAGGGCTGCACCCGCCGCATCGTCAACAACCTCAACGAGGCCGAGCGTGAGGCGCTGGCCTCCGGCCACGACCATGCGGACCTGGCATGGTGGGGCAATCGCCCGATCATGACCGGCGATGTCCAGGCCCGCCGCATCCAGGGAGCCTACGCATGAACTTCATCACGCCCCGGCTGCTCAACCCCCAGCGCGCGCCCGATCCTGCGGCGTGCCTCTGGAGCCACCTCCGCCACGCGGCTGAGCCGCTTTCCATCACCGACCTGGTGCGGCGCACCGACATCGATGTCGCGATCGTCGGGCGGCAGCTGCGCGCCTGGAAGAAGGACGGGTTGATCGTCTCGGTGGAACGAACAGGACTTTTCAAAATGGCCAAGATTGCCGCCGCGCAGGACGCGCCGCCGACCATCCGTGACGCGAAGAAGCTGCCAGTCCGCTTCACGCCCAGGTCGATGCGCCAGCGCATCTGGACAGCGATCCGGGTGCTGAAGACCTTCGATCTGCCGATGCTGCTGATCGCCGCCGAGGCGACCGAGAAGACGACTGTGGCCTATCTCGCGCAGCTGGTGCGAGCGGGGTTCCTCGAGCGCCTCGACCAGCCCGGCGAACCGCACCGCCGCTACCGGATCGTTCTCGATACCGGGCCGCATCATCCCTCGATCGGAAGGGCGACCATCAACGGCCAGCCCCACACCCGCCTGCTCGACCACAATTCCGGAGCAGAGCTGCACATGCCGATTGCCGCGCGCCGCAAGCCTGCCGCCCCTTTTTTTGACCAGGAGCGTTAACCATGTCTGTTAAGGTTACCCTGACCAATATCGAGCGCGCGACCGCTGCCTGGGGCGAGGACATGCCTGCCTGGGTGCGCCTGCTCGCCGGTGCCGCCGACGCTACCAACCAGCGCAAGGCGGGCGAGAAGATCAACCGCAACGCCAGCTATGTCAGCCGGATCCTCAACCGTGATTATGCGGGCAGCTACGAGGAGGCCGAACGCTTGGTCCGCGCGGCCTGGGGCAACGAAGACGTCCTCTGCCCGATCTGGAACGACAGCATCCCGCTTGCTTCCTGCATGAACAACCGCAGGCGGAAAGGTGCGCCGAAGAACACCTTCGAGCATCTCTACACCGTCAACTGCCCGCGCTGCCCGAACAACACCGACAGCCCGACCGAGGCGGTTGGCCAGGAGGCCGCGTCATGCGCCGCCTGACCGCCAAGATCGCCGAGCAGGGCTACAGCCCGCTGGGCTTCGTCCTGACGGTCATCCTGCCGACAGCGGCAGCGATCTTCCTTGGCACCGCGCTGATCGTGGTGACAGCACCTTCAGGAGTTTCATCATGATCGCGCAATATGCCCTTACACCTGTCGCGCAGGAGCTGCTCGTCGCGCTGAGCCAGACCACCGGGTTCGATATCTATTGCTTCAGCCAGGCAAATGCCGGGCGTGATCTCGAGCGGCAGGGGCTGGCGAGGATCGTGCGCGCCAAGGCACCGCCGCCTGGTTGGCAGCAGCAGCCGTATTTCGGGATCAAGATCAAGGCAGCAGGCCGCAAGCTACTGAAGTCGGCGGAGGCAAGGCAATGACCGCGCCGATCTGCACCGACTATCGCGCCGTCCAGAGCGAGCGCGGTTACCTCGTCCTCTACCGCAGCACCGGCGACAATGTCTGCCCAGGCTGCGGCGGTCGCCAATGGGAGGTCGGTCGCACCATGGCCGAATGCGCCCTGTGCGGCACCGCCATCCCGCTCGTCTCGCCCGACATCCCGACACCCACCGACTTTGAGCCTGAAAGGAACTGACCATGGCTGCTGCCCGCCGCAAGGCACCCACCCAAGTCGCCCCGCAGACGATCCAGGAAGCGACCGCGACCATCGACAAGTACATGGCCATGCAGGCCACCGTCGACCAGCTCAAGGCCGATGCCGATGCCTCGATCCAGCAGATCGAGGGCAAGCGCAAGTCGATCGAGCTTGCTGGCGCGATCATCGGCGAGCGAACCAACACGCCGTCGCTGAAACTGCCCAAGGGCGTGAAGCAGGAAGACTTCATCGAGAAGATCCGCGCCGCGCTCGAGGCAAATGCCGAACCTTTCATCCGCACCAAGCTCGAGCTCGACAAGCAGGCGATCATCAAGACCCTGCGCAAGGGCGAGGACGACCCCATGGCGGAGCGTCTCGCTGCCCTGGGCGCGGGCGTCTCCCAGGCCGATCAGTTCTTCATCGATCGCGCCGGCAAGCGTGAGGCCGATCCCGAGCTGGTCGATGTCGAGGGAGGTGCAGCATGACCACCGCACCCGCCACTGGTGTCCCGATCAGCGTCGCCATCCGGCTGATGCGCGCGGCGATCGCTTCGGGCCCTGCTCAATCAATCTTCGATGAAAATGGCGATGAGGTGAAGAAGGCAGCAGGCATCGCGACCAAATATGTCAACGGCACGCCGATGATAATCCTGTCACTGGTCGAGGACGGCTCCCAGACCACGATGTGCATGGACTCCGACGCGATCGACCAGTTCTGCGACATGCTGGCGGATGCGGTGCGCTGGCACAATGCCGCCATCACGCAGGCAACCGGGAGCGTCAACTGATGTCGCGCCACAGCGCCAGCCTTCGCGAAGCCCAGGCTCTTGCTGCCCGTCTCGACCGCAGCGGCGACAAACGCTCCGCTGAAATCATTCGGGCACTGATCCGCAGCTTCCAGGCCAGCCGCACAACGAACCAGATTTTGCACCAGGACAATCTCGAGCTTCGCGGCGCGGGCGTTTTGGCACCGCAATCTCGAAAGATGGATATCCGTCGATGACAGAGAACCAACTACGAACGCTCGACAACATCAGGGCCTTTTACGACGCACATGGTCGCGGTCCTGGCATCCGCGAGCTCATGGCGATTGAAGGCCTCAAATCGACCTCGGGGATCCACACGAGGATCCAGACGCTTGTCAAATACGGGTATCTGCGCAAGCTCGACGATTACCATGGTCGCTATGTGCCCGTAGAGGCACCGGTGGAAATCGACCTGAGGCCATACCCGACTCAGGCACTCGAAATGGAGCTTCAGCGGCGCGGGAAGCTCGCTGCAGATGTCAAAGCTCAAGGTAGCTCGGCATGACCGCCGCGTCCCGGCCCTCCCGCACGCGCCGCGCACCCGGTAGCGATCCGCGAACGCGCAAGATCCGCGCGATCATGGCCGCGTGCAATCGGCTCGGCCTGGACGAGGACGCTCGCCGCGATCGCATCGAGCAGGTAAGCGGCCAACGGTCGCTGTCCGGACTCAGCGATGGGCAGCTCGGCAAGCTGCTCGATGCGCTCAACGGCGGATGGAGGGCCGGACGCGCCGATCGTCCGCACCTGGGCAAGATCAAGGCGCTTTGGTGGAGCCTCTATTGGCTGGGCGAGATCGACGAGCCGGGCGACGCGGCGCTGGACAGCTTCGTGAATCGCCAGACCGGCCTCGCGGCGCTCCGCTTTGTCGACCATCGGCACTCGGCCTCGGTGATCGAGGGGCTGAAGGCCTGGGCGGCGCGCGTCGGCGTCCATTGGCCATGCCCTGCGGACATCCGCGCCATGGAGCTAACCATCCCCGATTATTCGCCCGCCCATGGCGAGCGGGTGGCCGTGATCGAGCGCCTGGCTGAGCTATGCGCCGACCGCGCCATGATGTTCCCGATCGAGCTGGCGCGGCTCGAGATCGGATCGCGGGCGAACCTGCACCACTGGTCCGTGCGCGAGATGGACGACGCCATCCGATTCCTGGGCCGCAAGTGGCGCGCGAAGATGCCGCGTCGCGACCAGAAGCCCCAGGCGGAGGGCTGATCGATGTCGGTCGCCTATTTCCCTGGTATGCGGCTTGAGGATCTGCCGATCCCGCGCGATGTCGCGATGACCCGGCGGTGGCCCGCTCAGCTCGTCGAGATGGCGGACCATATCGGTGCCTATCACGCCATGCGCATCGTCGAACGCTTTGGGGGGCAGCAAATCTATGTCTCGGCCGATCCGGAACGAAACTGCCTACGCGAGGTTCTGGACGCCAGGCTGACCCGCATCATGAGCCATGTCTATGGCCGACAGGAGATCGAGGTTCCTGTCGCCAGGGCAGCGCTCATGGAGGCACGCCGCGCGCCGGTGATTGCATCCGTGCGAAATGGCGATATGACTGTCGCCGAAGCAGCCCGGATCCTCGGCACCGCCAGGACCTATGTTTCGCAGCTTGTGAACCGGAGCCGGGAGGCTGAAGTCGCACAGCCTTTGCGCCGCCCGAGCCTGCGCGACCCTCGCCAGATCGAGATGTTCGAACCCTGGGATGGCAAGCCCCTGTGAGCTGGCTCACCCCAAGTCGCGCGAGCTATCCCGCTTAGCAGTGCCTCATCGTTTTTCGATGAGGCCCATCCAATGCATTCCGCAATTCTCGCCAGCGCACAATCCGAATGCTGGAGCGTGCAGTCGTGAGCTGGTGGCAGATCATCCAGACCCTTTGGCCGATCGCCGCCACGATGACGCCACTGATCCTGCTGGGCGGCTTCGCTTGGCTGCAGACCAAATTCCCATCGCGCGCGGACCTGAAGGAACATGAAACCGAGCTCAGGGACCTCACCGATCAGGTTTCAGGCCTCGTCACGCGCATCACGACCAACGAGAACCGCATCGACAATGTGGTTCGCGATCTCGAGAGGGAGCCGACCCGGGCAAGCCTCGCCAACTCCATCTCCGACATTCGCGACCGGCTCGGCTCGGTGGAATCGTCCGTCAGGGCGATGCAACACCAGCTCGAAACACAGAACGACTATTTGCACACGCTGGTCCAGCAAGGACTCGGCAAATCATGATCGCGCCCGCCATCCGTCCGCTGGTGCGCCGCGCCATTATCGATCTGCTGGCCGAGATCGGCGGCGAGCATAATGATCACCACCTCGCCACGCTGCTGGCCGAGGTCGGACACCGCGTCGCGCGGCGCGACGTTGCCGAAGAGCTGCGCTGGCTGGCCAACGAGGGCTTTGTCCGGGTCGAGGAGGTGCCGCGTTACCTGCTCGCCGAGATCCTTCCCGACGGCGAGGATGTCGCGGCCAGCCGCCTGATCGTCGACGGCATCTACCGCCACAGAACAGGCCGCTGACATGGCCCGCTGGTCTTCCGTCGAGGAACTGCCGGCAGACGTCCAGGACGAGCTGGACGAGGCCGTGAAACGCAAGTTCACCACCGATGCACTGGTCGAGCTGGCCGCCAGCCACGGCCACCAGATCGCGCGATCGTCGATGGGCCGATGGGCCAAGCGCCGCCGCGACTGGCACCGGGTGGTGGAGCGCGAAAAGGCCGTGCGCGGTATGGCCGAAGTCGTCGACAGCGAGTTCGGCGATGAGAACGAAAAACGCAACCGGATGCTGCTGCATCTGGCGCGCAACAACCTCTCGATCATCGCGGCGCGCATGGGCGGCGAGGAAAAGCTCGAGCTGGGCGACGCCATGGGCCTCATCAAGGCGCTGAAGGACCTCGTCGTCGCCGACAAGCTCGATGCCGAGCGCGAGCGTGCCATCCGCCTCGAACAGAACCAGCGCGCCGCCAAGGAAGCCGAGGGCGAGCTGCGCAGCCGTGGTGCCACCGAAGAAACCATCCTGGCCGTGAAGACCAAGCTGCTCGGCCTCAAAGCCTGAAGGGAGAAAGACCGTGAGTGAAGCTATCAGCGCCGACGATCAGCTCCGCCTGTTCATCGAACGCATCGAGCGGCTCGAGGAAGAGCGTAAGGGCGTCGCCGACGATATCCGCGACACCTACAACGAGGCGAAGGCGCAGGGTTACGACGCCAAGATCATGCGCCAGATCGTCCAGCTGCGCCGGATGGAGCCGCATGATCGGCAGGAAATGGCTGCGATCCTGGACACCTACAAGGCCGCACTGGGCCTGGGATGACTGTTCTGTTCGGTCCCTTTCTGAATCAGCTCGAAGGCGGGTTCATGGCGCGCTGTCCCGGCTGCAGCGAGGTGCATTACATTGCGGTAAGCAAGCCTCTGGCGAATGGCGCGGCGTGGTCTTTCAATGGCAACGCCGATGCGCCGACGTTTGCACCAAGTTTGCTGATCCGGACAGGCCGAGCCGTCGACCCCAACTTCGTGCGCGAAGAGGGTGATCCACCTGACGTCTGCCATAGCTTTATCCGTAATGGCCGGTGGGAGTTCTGCGGCGACAGCACTCATCATCTCGCCGGTCAAACCGTGCCCATGCTCCCATGGAGTGAGGATGCATGAACGAACCACACCGCATCGTTGCTGGCCTGAGCGCGAACGGACCCGGCGACATAGCCTCGCTGGCGTTCGCGATCGCACAGGACGCCAAGCCCTTCGGCTTTCGCGTCCTGTCGATCAAATCCTCGCGCGCGGTCAAGGCGGCAAATGCGGCTCGGGGCTCGCGCACCAAATATGTGCACTTGGCCGACAAGCTTGAGCGATGCTGGATCATCCGGGTGTCGGACCATTATCGGCCCCGCCGCGCAGTTCGTCACCCATTGCACTTTGACCTGGTCGCGCTCGATGGCAAGTCGGGCCAGGCCGACGTCCGCGAATGGCTGGCATCGGTTGCCAGGGGCGAAGTCGCCTGGGTGCAGCCCATTATTTCGCAGAACGTCCGCAAGTCGCGCCAGCGCTGGAAAGGTCGCCGGCAATGAGCGCCAAGGTCGGCTCGCTCGCGCCGCTGGATGATCTGCCCTCGCTGCTGATGCCGTATCAGGTCGAGGCGATCCAGCTCAGCGCCGAAAACCAGCTGTTCGTGAGCGAGAAATCGCGCCGAACCGGCCTGACCTATGCGTTCGCAGCCGATGCGGTCCTGACGGCTGCGCCTGCTCAGGGCGGGCAAGATTTCTTCTACATCGCCTACAACAAGGACATGACCCGCGAGTTCATCGGCTATTGCGCCGAGTTCCTGCAGGCCTTCGACCAGCTGGCGGTCGAGCCGAAGGAATTCCTGCACAACGATGGCTCGGATGAAGGCATCAACGCCTTCAGGATCGATCTACCCTCCGGCCACAAAATCGTCGCGCTGTCGTCCAAGCCGCGATCACTGCGCGGTATGCAGGGCAAGGTGCTGATCGATGAAGCGGCCTTCCATGACCAATTCCAGGACCTGCTCGACGCGGCGATGGCGCTCACGATGTGGGGCGGCAGCGTCGTCGTCATCTCCACGCACAATGGCGCGGACAATGCTTATAACGAGCTGATCGAGGATATCCGCAGCGGCAAGCGCGAAGGCGTCGTCCAGCGGGTGACCCTCAAGGATGCGCTGCGCCAGGGCCTGTTCCAGCGCATCTGCCTGCGCACCGGCCAGAAATGGTCGCCCGAGGCCGAGGCGGCCTGGGAAGCATCGCTTCGCAAGCGCTATGGCGCTGCTGCCGAGCAGGAACTGGACGTCATCCCGTCGCGCGGCTCGGGCATCTATCTTGCCCGTGCCACGATCGAGCTGGCCATGTCGCACGAGCTGCCGGTCATCCGCCTGGCTTGCCCGGATGGCTTCGAGCGCCATGACGATGAATATCGCACCAGCTGGATCACCGAGTTCCTGGAGCGCGAGGTTGCGCCCTGGCTGCTGGATTTCGCCCCGAACCGCCCGACCTATTTCGGCCAGGACTTCGCCCGCAACGGCGACGTCTCGCCGGTCGTTTTCGGCCAGCGCGATGAAAGCATGCGCCGCGTCGCCCGCTTCCTGCTCGAGATGCGCAACGTGCCCTTCAAGGACCAGGAGCTGATCCTGAACTGGATCATCTCGCGCGTGCCGATGTTCGCCTGCGGCAAGATGGATGCGCGCGGCAACGGCTCGGCTCTGGCCGAGGCGATGCAGCAGCGCTGGGGCTTTGACCGCGTCGAGGCCGTCCAGACCTCCGAAAAGACCTATCTCGCCTTCATGCCGAAGCTGCGCGCGGCGATCGAGGATCGGATGCTGCTCATCCCCTGGGACGAGGGCGTGATGGACGATCTGCGCATGATCAAGCTCGTGCGCGGCATCCCGATGATTCCGGATCGCGGCAAGGTCAGCAAAGCCGACGGCGATAGCGGCAAGCGCCACGGCGACGACGCGATCGCGCTGATGCACTTCGTCGCCGCGTCCGACGAGAATATCGGCCCGATGGAGTTCTATTCGGCGGGCCAGCGCAGCACCCAGATGGCCCCAGGGCCTGTCTCCTCGCGCGGGTTCGGCACTGCCGGTCGCCGCGCCGGATTTGTGAGGTAACGACCATGGCCCGCAGGCCCAGACCATTTTCCGCCAGCACCACCCGCGCGATCGCCCGGCGCACCAGCGAGCCGACGGGGACGATGCAGGCGCTAATGCGCCCGATCGCGACGACCGCCGACGGCCGCGATATCACGCGGCCCTTTACCGCCGGGCTTCAGCAGCCGCGTGACCCGCGCATCAGCATGGCGATCGACTGGGGCGTCTACGACGTCATCCTGGAAGATGATCAGGTCATGTCGACGCTGCAGCAGCGCATTGGCGGTGTCGTCTCGCGGAACTGGAACGTGCTGCCAGGCGATGAGGACGATCCGCGCTCGGTCGAGGCGGCAGAGAAGCTCAACGACAACCTGTTGCGCCTGGGCTGGGACCGCGTCACGCGCAAGATGCTGTTCGCCACCTTCTACGGCTATTCGGTCGCGGAATGCCTGTGGGAGGTCCGCGATGGCCTGTTCCAGTTCGCCGATCTGCGCGTCCGCCATGCCCGCCGCTTTCGCTATGACGATGCCGGCAATCTGCGCCTGATAACCCGCGTCAACTGGAACGGCGAGCTGCTGCCCGATCGCAAGTTCTGGGTGGCGACCGCTGGCGCCAGCGACGACGACGAGATCTACGGGCGCGGCCTGGCCGAGTGGCTCTATTGGCCGACGCTGTTCAAGCGCAATGGCCTGCGCTTCTGGAACAACTTCCTCGACAAGTTCGGCGCTCCGACCGCTATCGGCAAATATCCTGCCGGCACGCCGCAGAACCAGGTCAACAAGCTGCTCGCCGCGCTGCAGGCGATCCAGACCGATACCGGCATCGCGATCCCCGACCGCATGGTCATCGAGCTGCTGCAGGTCGCCAAAAGCGGCGTGGCCGATTACGAGCAGCTCTGCCGCTACATGGACGAGTGCATCGCCAAGGTGGTGCTCAGCCAGACCATGACCACCCAGGACGGCTCCTCGCTCAGCCAGGCGCAGGTGCATGCCGGCGTGAAGCTCGAGGTGGTGAAGTCCGACGCGGATCTGCTGTCGGATAGCTTCAACTCAGGCCCGGCGCGGTGGTGGACCGATTTCAATTACGGCCCCGATGTCGCTTCGCCGCGCGTTGTGCGCGATGTTGAGGAGGAAACCGACTCCAAGCTCGCTGCCGAAACCGACACCATCCTGAAGGGCCTGGGCTGGGAGCGCGATGAGGAGAGCTTCCAGGACACCTATGGCGATGGCTATGTCCGCGTGCAGCAGGCCTCGTCGTCGGAGGCGGACCTTGTTCCCGACGTCGGGGAAAAGGTCGGCGAGCAGCTGCTGATCGAGGACAATCGCCGCGAGCCGCTCCAGCCCGTCACCGAGTTCGCCGCAGACGATCCGCGCCCGCTCTACGTCCATCGCAAGCTACTCAATGCCGAAAAGCTCGTTGCATGGGCAAGGAAACAGGGCTTCAAAACCGTTGTCGATCCTGCCGAAATGCATGTCACCGTGGCCTATTCGAAGAAGCCGGTGAACTGGTTCGGCATGGGCGACGATTTCGGCTTCTACCGTGAGCCGTTGCGCGTCATGCCGGGTGGCCCGCGCGTCGTCGATCGCTTGGGCAACCAGGGCGCGGTGGTGCTGCATTTCTGGGACGGCTATCTCGCCAACCGCCACCGGACCATGCGGGAGGCAGGCACGAGCTGGGATTTCCCGACCTATCTGCCTCACGTCACCTTCACCTATGATCCTGGCGAGGTCGATCTGGCCGAGGTCGAGCCGTTCACCGGTGAGCTGCTGTTCGGCCCGGAGATATTCGAGCCGATCGACGACGATTGGGCCAGCGGCATCCGAAGCGTCGACCTGGCCGAGGGCGATCCCGATTATGTCGAGCAGACGCCCGAAAATGCCCTGATCGACGAACTGATCGCTGCCGAGGACGACCGCGTCAGCGCGGCGATGACCGGTTCGATCTTCAGCCGCATCGCCGCCGCCGCAACCGCCGAGGAGCTGCTCAAGCTGCTCGACACCGAGGCAACCGCGCTGATGAACGACGCGCCGCTCCGCGAGAGCATCGAGCGCGCCGCATTCGCCCTTCGCCTGGCCGAAGAGAACCGGGAGGGCGCGGGATGAGCCTCACACCCCGAGAAGCGCGAATACTCGAGCTATGGGATACGGGTCTGTCGATATCGCAGATTTCCGAGCGGCTCTCGTGCCGCAAGAAGGTTGTCGAGAACACCGTCTCCTACTTCAGCGGCAGATCGGACCAGCGCCTGGCTGAGAAGAGCATCCGGGAAGGATCGCAGAAGCTCGCAGCTGCGCTCAGCGAGGCGCGACAATGACCCGCGCGACCCAGCCACAGATTGCTTACGCACTCGGAATGGTTGAAGCTTTGTCGCGGCAATTGCCCGCGATCAGCGTCATCTATTCTGTGCAGATGCAGCTCGGCGATGGCTGGGCCAAGCACGGCGACGAAGCCTTCACCTTCCGCCTTGCTGGCATCTCCGCCACCTGTGAGCCAACGCACCCGGATGCACCCTCCGAAGCCCTGCGAAACTGGCAACGGGCCGCGCGTGAGCGGCTTGGATGGGAGTACGTGTCATGACGGTGAGTTTACCCGCAGGCGACTATGCGATTGTCGAGGTTCTTGGCCACCGGACCATTGTCGGTCGGGTTGAGGAGGTCGAGCGGTTCGGGACCAAACTGATGTCGATCGAGCCACTTTACCAGGGCCAACTGCTGCCCGCCGTACTGATCGGTGGCAGCTCAATTTACCAGTTCACACCATGCACTGCAGAAGTGGCCGCTTTGCGGCAACCGAAGAACGACTGGCAGTTAGCGCCATCCATCCGCGCGGCGCTCCCGCCCGAGATGCTTCCCGCGCCAGAGCCCGATCAAATCGAGGAAGCGGAGTTCGAGCCAGAGTTCCTGAGTGATGAGTAACAGCCCCTTCGCGCATCTCCCGATGTTCGGCTTCGATATCATCTATGCCGACCCGCCCTGGAGCTTCGACAACTGGTCGGAAAAGGGCGAGGATCGCAATCCCAACCAGCATTACGACACCATGGGCTGGGAGGAGATCGCCGCGCTACCTGTGGGCGAGCTGGCCAGCCGCGACTGCGCCTGCTTTCTGTGGGCCATTGATCCGCTGCTCGACAAAGCCTTCGAAACCCTGCGCCGCTGGGGCTTTCGCTATGCGACTGTCGCTTTCACCTGGGTAAAGCTCAACCCGTCGGGCCAAGGCTATGCCATGGGCACCGGCTATTACACCCGCGCCAACCCGGAAATCTGCCTGCTGGGCATGACCGGAAGCATGCCCCGCCTGGACGCCGGCGTTCGCCAGCTAGTCGTCGAGCCGCGCCGCGAACACAGCCGCAAGCCCGATCGCATCGCCGACGACATCGTCCGCCTGTTCGGCGACCGCCCGCGCATCGAGCTGTTCGCCAGGACGAAGCGGCCTGGCTGGGCAGCGTGGGGCAATCAGGTCGAGAAGTTTGGAGACGAGAGATGAGCGCCTCAGAGAAGGCAAAACAGACCCTGCTCAGCATTGAAATTCCGAGGGATGAGCTGGCATTCAGGATCGCGCAGAAGTGTATCGGCGCAACTGCGCCGATTGGCGCCAACGCCACCCAAGCACTGGACGAGATGAATAAAATGGGAGGCGTTCTTCCGATGGGGGAAAGCTTCCGGCGTGCAGCGGATGCTGCTGTCATCTACCTGCATGAATGCTTGAACGCAGGACGGCAACCGTCATGAGCTTCATCCACTGGGGGCCGGAAGACACCGTTCTCAAGAAGTACAGCGCCAGCACGACCAGCGGCCCACGCGGGAAGACTGTCATCCGGATCGAGCTTGAAACCTCCGATTCCTATGCGCTGGCAAGCCTTCTGCAGAGCTTGGCGGAGATCGAAAGTGAGCAACACCGAGCGAAGGAAAGGGCGAAAGCACCGTCAAAAAAGGCCAAGGCTATGCTGGCATTGCCAGCGCCTCAGTTGCAGCTGACGGATGGGCGGAACCCCTTTGATGCCTGAGCTTCGCCCAACCATGTATCTCAGCCCGGAAAATACTGTCCGGGTCTGGCAGGAGCGGCAGGATCTGCGCCCGACCGTGCGCTGGTCGGAGATGATGCACGAGGAGCATTCTCGCGCCTTCACTGTGGCCAAGATCGCCAAGCTCGATCTACTCGCCTCGGTCCAGAAATCGCTCGACAAGGTGATCCGCGATGGCGGCACGTTCGAAACCTGGAAGGCGAACATCCTGCCGGAGCTGAAGCGGGCAGGCTGGTGGGGCGAGGTCTCCGACCCGGCAATCACAGGCACCGACCAGACCATCATCGTAAATGATCGCCGTCTCCGCACGATCTACCGGACCAACATCCGGATGAGCATCGCCGCAGGCCGCTGGCGGCGATTTCAGGCACAGAAGGAACTGTTCCCATATCTCCGCTACCGATCGGATCATCCGCGCAAGAAGCCTCGCCAGGACCATCTGAGCTGGCACGGCATCATCCTGCCGGTCGATCACCCCTGGTGGCAGGAGCATTTCCCGCCCAATGGCTGGGGCTGCAATTGCCTTCCAGAGCAGGTCTCCGATGGCATGCTGAAGCGGCGCGGATGGAAGGTGACGACCGATCTCCCGCCAACTGGGCGTGAGCGCTTCTATCCTGCCGGCAGAACCGATCCGATCATGGTGCCCAAGGGCATCGATCCGGGCTTCAGCTACAATCCTGGCACCGCGCATCTGCGTGCGATCGCTGACAAGGCACTCGAATCGGTCGAGGATGCTGCCCAGGCAGGCCTGACAAATGCCGCGCAGCAGACCATCCGCGAGATCGTCGCGGATCCTGCGTTTGACCAGTTTGCGGCCTTGCCTGATCAGCCTTTTCCGATCGCCGCGCTCACGGCTGATCAGGCGGCTGCAGTCGGCGCAACTGTCCGAACGGTGAGGTTCTCGCCGCAGACGCTCGAAAAGCAGAAGCGCCGCCATGCCGAGCTCACGATCGCGGATTATCGCCTGCTGCCGGAGATCATCAGCAACCCTGCTTACGCACTGCGCGAGGACGATCGCAGGGTCCGGTTGCTGTGGGAATCGGATGGTCAATGGTGGCGGGCCACCGTTAAGGCAACCGAGCAAGGCGACGAGCTCTACGTGCTGAGCATGCATCGCCTTCGGATAGATGACGTCTCGTCGCTTGTGGCCCGATTTGCAGCGATCTTGGAGTGGTTCGGTGCGCGGTAAGGACTGCCGATTCCCTTACACGCGCTCCGGGCTTGTGGCCCGTGCTACGGCAGGCAGGATCACCGTGTTTCGCGCACCGGACACCCACATACACCTGGCCAGCTTAACGATCAATGACGCGAGGCTTCACATGCCCTGCAACACAGTTTCCAGCGCCCTGCAGGGGCGGGGGAAAAGGCGCGCCAACGCCTTAAGCCGACGGATACGACCCGCCATGACCGACCTGGTCCATAACCCGGTCATCCCGCCACTCGCATGCAAGCGGGTGGAACATAATAGGAACATCATGCAAGAGTCGAGTCCCGAATCCGCTCAGGTCCAAGGCCTGGCGCGGGTGCAGCCCGTCCATCCTCCCGCTGCCTATATCGGTGGCAAGCGCCTGCTGGCCAAGCGCATCGTGGCGCGCATCAGCGCCACGCCGCATACCGGATATGCCGAACCGTTTGTCGGCATGGGAGGCATCTTCCTCCGCCGCGACATGCGCCCGAGCGCCGAGTTCATCAACGACTGGTCGATGGACGTCGCGACGTTCTTCCGAATCCTCCAGCGCCACTATGTCGCCTTCATGGACATGCTGCGCTTCCAGCTCACGACCCGCGCTGGGTTCGAACGGCTCGCGGCCACCGATCCGTCCACGCTTACCGACCTCGAGCGCGCGGCGCGCTTCCTCTATCTCCAGCGGCTCACGTTCGGCGGGAAGGTCGCCAGCCGCACCTTTGGCGTCGATCGCAACACCCCGGCCAGGTTCGACGTGACCAAGCTCGGCAGCATCCTCGAGGCGATCCATGAGCGGCTGTCATCAGTCGTCATCGAGCGTCTGCCCTGGGCGGATTTCATCTGCCGCTATGACCGGCCTGGCATGCTGTTCTACCTCGACCCGCCATACTTCGGTTGCGAGAACGACTATGGCCAGGACGGCACTGGCGCGCCGCTCTTCGATCGCTCACAATTCACGAAAATGAATACCCTACTGGGGCAGATCAAAGGCCGGTTCATCCTCAGCCTCAATGACACCCCCGAGGTCCGATCGATCTTTGGGGGCTTCACGATCGAGGACGCGGCGACGGCCTATTCGGTCGGCGGAGGCGATCGCCAGAAGCCGGTCAACGAGCTGATCATCACCGAGCCATAATTGGCCAAAAAACCGTGCGAGAGAGCGTGCGAATAACAATGCGAATAACCGGGGCGCTGTATGCGTCAGAAGTCCGATGTTTTCGGATTCTCGGTTAGCTGATCGGCCAAATCCCGGTTATTCGCACTTCGCTGGGTCGCCGAACGGATTTTTGCGGGTTTCAGAGGGCGATTGCGGCCCGATGGCGTCTGCGCTGGCCAAAAATGCCCGAAGGCCCTCCAGCGGGGCTCAAGTTGCCGAGATGCCCCGATTTCTGCGGTCCCGCGTCCCGGCAAGGCCCAAAATGTCCCGCTGATCCCGCCACCGGTATTTATGGCCAGTCACAAGCTTTTGCAGCCAGCCGGTTGTCGGCACGCTTGACAGTTGCGCCCGTTGCGGGTGGGGCGTTAACCAGTGGACGCGCCTGTTTCCGGGCGCTTGCGA